TCAATCATAGCCTGATCATGAGCAGTGCTCATAATTGATTCCATGGAATCGCCTATATCCTGCACATAACAAGCCGAAAGGGTGCCAGCACCAGTGCCAGCATTCATTAGAGTGGGAGAATTAGGCATGAAATCTAATGCCCACATAATGTCAAAAAATTGCTTTTCTAATTTTGCAACATCAGTATTTAGAATTTCATAATCATCTTCTATCAGAGATAGTGTTTTTGATACACGTGTAAACATTTCTTCTGGATTTTCAACTGGTTTATCGCCATCTCTAATAAGATATCTCTTCTCAAGCACTGTTATGGCATTCTGTGTAAGTTTTCCAGTGGTAGTCACGATTCTCTCCATTTCCTGTCCAACATCTTATCCACATTTATAAAGAAAAAGCCTCTCGCCACTCTAAATCCATCTATCACAGCGTAGAGGCTTAAATTGATATACCTATATAAATTTTATATTCATCATCTCTCTTGTTATACCCTTAACTGACCCCATTTGGCAATCATCAATGCATCAACTGAATCTTGACTAAGCTTGCCCACACCTGTGCCAAATATCTGACGTGCCATAGCCCTTATCTTGTCTTTGTCAGCCTTGCCATCCCCAATCACCACTTTTTTCCATGTGCTAACATTAACAGTGAAACAATCTATCTCATAGTGGAAAAATACCACCCTACACATAGCCAGTACATGGACTAATTTCAACATTGCCTGACGATTTTGGACTAGAGGGATATCTTCTATGCAAACAAAATCATCGGATGATATGCTCTCTCCTACAAATATAAAAAACTGTTTGTAGAGTTGGGACAGCCTGTCTTCCCATGATCTTGACTTGGCTTCCAATTCTACCACACCAAAATCTGCGTTGACTAGAGTTGCAATAGCTACTTTTTTCGTTGAAACATCTATTCCATGAACTCGTTTCATGCACGTTGTCTCTCTTGCCCTCGTCGTGTAATTACTCTAGAAATAGCTTCAAAATGGGTGTCATATAGACTTAATCTACCCTTTAAGATTTTTAATTCGCCTTTAAGAACCATAACCTTTTTAGTTAGATTAAGTAAGTCTGGATTTTCATTCAAAACCATGCCTTTTATAGTATCTTTTAAGAGTTTTCTAGTAGATGTTATCTCTAAATCAGCCATCTTGGATAACAACATCAATTCATAGCCTTCAGATAAAAGGCCTATTTCGCCCTCACTTCCAGCTATCTTATTTATTGCATATCCTCTCCAAGCTCCAAGCTTAACGAGCCAAGTATCCAACATTTCATCAGATAGATTATCGGCATTCTGTGGAAACTCATAAACACCTTCATCTTGAGGCATTGCCACTATAGGGAATTCACTGTAAGAAGAGTGCAGCTTTTTAGACTTAGAGATCAACGATTTAACATTAGCCGCTACTTGATGATCGACTGGCTCTTCTATTATCTGTATATCAACCATATCTAGACTCCCTTAATGAAATAGTCACGCTCACACGTAGACTGAAACGGACACCAATCATGGTTTTCCTTGGGTTGATATGGAATGATCTCTTCTCTATCTACATAGCTCTTTATTTTTCTCATCTTAGTAAAAATCTTCTCTACGAGCTTATTATTACGCTGAGTCTCGTAAATATTGTACTCCTGTGTATTTTTGTTGATGTAAAAAATAAGACCTTTCACCACGTTAGTCATCACAGAGTACAGATTCCACTGAACCAGATGCTCTGCTCTCGGTAAATAGGGCAATGCCCTCTTATTATCGTTACGAGATTTGATCTCTATCAGATAATCCTCGTCAGTTTCTGGATTCTTGATGATCCCATCATAGAACCCCTTTATTTTTGGATCATCATGAGTAACTTCTAACTCAGCACTAACAAGAATGCCAGCCTTATCCAACTTCTCCTGTATGAATTCGTGATAGACAGTTCCAACACCCATACGACGTAGACCATTAGAGTCCACAGGATCTTGTTCTGTGCCCATCATGTGATACCAAATGGCTCTGGGGCACCAATGGGCATTCGAAGGAGTGAAATAATCACGTATCTTAGGATCACGTGTATTAGATTGATCATAATCATCTAATGTCTGCTCCACCCAATGCTTTTGAAAATTAGTTATCTTGTCTAGCAAGGGCATGTCATTCCATCTCCTGTACTCGCTCTAAGATCTTACCTATGAATTCTTTTTTATATGACGCATTGATATCTTTAATCGATATACGCCACATCTCAATACCAAAATTTTCAGTTATATATGCATCCCTCTTGGCATCACGCTTACGCAAATGGTAAGGACCATCTATCTCTATGCCAAGCTCTAAATCAGGGACATATATATCGATACTATACTTACCAACATCATACTCAAGTTGAGTGCCAATCCCTAATGCTGTAATCCAGCCATCAACTAGATTATGGTGGTGATTCCCAGTCTTAAATGGGTCATTTCTGACCACACTAATCTAGTCTTTTCAATGTTGGATTGTTATTATCAAAGCGACTTGAATCCCCTGCACCTGTGGCACGACGAGTGACAGCATTAGAACGCATTGCGCCTTCCAAACGCATAGCCACATCATCTTCACCAGTAACCTGAGCAACCAAGGAATCTGGATTCTCTGGAAGTTCCTCGACACCAATACTGCGAGTATCGTCCATCAAGGGCTGTGGCGCAGGAACTGCTGCCTTTGATGTCTTCCGCTTACGTCGTCTCTTTGCTGGGGGCTTCATCAAAGCCTTACTGGCTTCTCCAGCCAACTCAGCAAAAACAATTCTCACATTGTCTCTCAGCTTATCGGCATACTTATCAGCCAAATCCCAAGCAAGATCTTCATCCTGCAAATGAATGCCCTCTATGAAGGAGGTATACCCTCCAATAATCATTCGCTGGATATCTTCACCTAACGAACGTACATCCCTCTCATCATTATTTGTACTCATCTACCTACTCCTTACCATTGTATTGATATCTTCAGCCAATGTTTTATCCGCCTTCATCAAAGAAACAAATCCTTCTCTACCCATAGCTTTATGATCATTAAAAGAGTAGCTAGCTCCTCTACGCTCTATAAATCCTAAATCTAAAGCCGTCGTAAATAGCTCATACATGGGATTTGGCTCCCCTGTATAGTAAAACGGAATCATACATTCCTGTAGAGGCTTAAAAGTTTTATTTTTAGGTGTTGTCAATTTAATATAAAACCCTTTGTCACCTATAGACTCCCCCTTAGCAGTCCGAACCATAATTCTACTGAAGAATTCTTGTCCCTTACCGCCTGGGAGAGCTTCTCTAGTAACATACCCACCTAAACCAGCCCTTATTTGATTGATCATTATAACCGCAGTGCCAGGAGTAGTAGAACTCATAGCCATTGGTAATTTACGAAAAATCTTATTCATCATTCTGGCATGAAGACCCATCTGTTGATCTTCCATACTCCCCTCTGCCTCAGCAGTTGGAAGCAATGCCGCAATCGAGTCTAGAACCACCAAGTCACAACCAGCCTCACACAAAGCAAGAAGGATATCTAGGGCCTTCTCTCCTGTATCAGGTCTGCTAACTATCAAATCATCTATATTTATGCCAATAGTTTTGGCCCATACGGGATCATAAGACCACTCAGCATCTACGTAACCGCACAATAACCCCTGCTGTTGGGCATGCGCTATGATCCGCTGAGCAATATAAGTTTTGCCACTAGATTGATAGCCATAAAATTCTGTGACAGCCTGACGAGGAATGCCGCCCCCAATTGCTAAATCAAATGGCGTCATGCCAGTCTCTATTCTAGATATTCTTAAAGCTTCCTCAGCACCTATCGATAAGTTAGTCTTAAGAGCCTTATTAATCGCCTCGATAACTTTTTTTACATTATGATTACTCTTCATACAAGTCTCCCCAACTCTTTTTTGACGTTTTTACGTCCACACTAACAGGCATACTAAAATTGTAATCTTCCATTATACCCTTAAGAGCAGGAATATGCCGTTTATCGACATTGTCATACAGAATTTGATCATGAACTGTGTTGCGAATTGATCCACCAAATTGTTTGATATACTTCCATGTACGGAAGAGACTTAGTTTAATGATATCTCCTGCACTACCTTGAATAATATAATTAGGTGCCGCATACCATCTCGTACTCAAAGGAATCTTTCGTCCAAATAACGTTCTAACGTATCCCCGCTCTTGGGCAACATCCACCACATAATCAAAATAATTTTTAATGTCTGGATACATTTTCCAATAATTATCTAGATATCTCTTACTTTGACCTATCGTCATTCCAGCATACTCAGACAACCCCTTCACTCCAATACCATAAATAACTCCAAAATTCAAACTCTTAGCCATCTGGCGTTCAGGTCCATCTTTATCGATCTGACTCATAGGTCTAGAAAGCACTAAAGAAGCAGTATATGCATGCAAATCCTGACCAGCTACAAAGGCATTCACCATGTTTTTCTGCTTACTTGCATGAGCCATCAACTTTAGCTCAATTTGACTAAAGTCCATGTCAACAAATTCAGAATCTGGGATGAAAATTTTCCTAATCTGATCGGACTTAGGAATATTCATTAAATTAGGTGAACTACCAGAAAATCGACCAGTCAATGTGCCACACGCATTCCACCTAGCATGGATTCTACCGTTATGCTGTAACCTAAGATAACTAGTCAGATAGGTATTATCTATTTTTTCTAATTCACGCCATTTTAGAATGCGCTGTGCGACTCGCATACCTTCTGGATGATCAATAGCTTTTAATGCCTTCTCTCCAGTTGAATTATTCTGTTTTTGTGTCTGCACTGTAGGAACAATCTGCAATCTATTGAAAAAATAATCGCTAAGCTGTTTGGTAGACCCCAATTCTAGAGGTTTGCCTACAATTTCAAAAATCTCCGCTTGTAATTTACGCTTGCCTTTTACAATACGAGCCTTCAATTGCTCTATATAATCCAAATCAATGCGAATACCTTCTCGCTCCATGTCTAGAATGCAGGGAATAAGAGCATGCTCCAGATCGAATAATTTTTTCACATCTTTTTTGACTTCAGGAACATATTTATATGCCAATGC